TAAAACGAGTAGCAAATCTTCTTTGTATTGATTTTAATTGTAATAAATAAGGAGTGTCTCCTTTATATTGAGATAAATTAGGATCATTAACATTTGTATTTTTGATAGAATCAAATATAGTTTCTTGAGCTAAATAATCTACTTCATACCAAATATTACCATCACTATCAGTTATATCTAAAATCCCTACTATTTTATCAGCTACAATATCAACTGTGGAAAAAGGAACAGGTGCTCCAAATGAAAAAGTAGTAGTATTAATAGTAGCTGAAGATGCTTTTCTTGATTTTTTTAGTAAAAAATATGTTGGATTTCCTCCACTTACAGAATAAACTGAAATTTCTGTTGGGTCACCTGAGCTAGAAACTGAAAAATCTATAGGTTCAGGAACTAAAAAAGAAACAGATTGGTTGGTTGTTGCTCTCACTTGAGCATTTTGATCAATAAATAAAGCATAACTAAAATCAGGAACATAAACTGAGCCTGATAATATAGCGGGTACTTGTTGATAAAAATCAATTGGTGCTGAGGCTACTTGGGTCACATTTGGTTTATAACCAAACATATAAGCTAACTCATATAAATTATTTGTTTGACGAGCATACTGTAAAAAGTTCTCTTGGATTTGATTATCCATGTAAAAAGATAAAACATCACCTACATAAGCCGCCATTTCCATAAACATCATTCCTGGGGATGATGGTGTAAAATCATTATATGTTGTTGGGAAGTAAGTACGAGCATAATCAATAAGGCTAGCCCTTAACTCACTAAAGTCTTTATTTATGTAGTTTATATTTCTTTTTTTAGTAGCCATTATATGAATGATAATTGTACTGTGTCTGTTATTCCTGTATCTTTTATACTGTATGTTAAAATAACATTTATTTGATTAATTTCTGGGTCTGAGTTGATTTCTAGATTTCCTATAATAACATTAGGGAAATAAAGATTTAATTGTGATTGTATATCTTGTTTTAGATATTCTAAATTTCCATCTGTTATCTGTTGAAAGATAAAAGCTCGCAAATCACCACCAAACACAGGATTTAAATATCTTTCATTTTTATTTGTTAGAAAAAAATTAATTAAGTTATTTTTAATAGATGCTTGTGTAGTGTAATTAGGTTTAAAAACAGCAGGAGCATTAAAAGGAATATCCACCCCAACAGCAGTTCCTGGTTGGGTGTCTATAGGGAATATTCTTTTTGCTCCAAATGCCATTATTTACCGTTCATTAAAGCCATAATTTGATCTAAACCAACATTACCTTCAGGTAAAGCACCATTGATTGTATCAGTAGATTGAGGATTAAAATTCCCAGCGTAAGCTGAAGTAGCGGGTTTACCTACTTGCATTTCTTCCAACATACCACTAAACATAGCTCGTCTTTCAGAGGATGATAATTGTTTAGGTTTTTCAATATGAGGTTGTGCATAAGTATCTCTAGCTTCAGTTACAGTACCATAACCTCCTACACCAATAGGTACTTTAGGTGTGCGAACTGCTTCCAAAAGAATATCTTTCAATTCTTCTTGAATAGCTTCTTTAACGGCTTCTTTAATGAATTTTTTTAAAACATCAGTTTTCATTGTTTATAAATATTAAAATTAGTAAGCTTTTAAATTATCTCTATCAATTATTAGTTTAAGTTCATTAATTAAAGTTTGATTATCAGTTGTAAATGACAATTCAGTTTGTATTAAAATAATACCTTGTTGGTTTTTACCAATAGCGCGTCTTCTAGTTACAGTAGGGGTATAAGGTACTTCTTGTATTTCAATAATAAAACCATTATATGTTGTTTGGTTTTGAGTAGTACTAGCTTGAAGTTGAGCATCTGCTAAAGCTATTATTTCAGATGATTGCGGAATTAAAGTAGCGTATTGGTCACAAGATAATATAAAATTATCTATTGATTTTAAAGATAAAGTTGATTTTAAAACATAAGCTCCTATAACAGAAATAATTAAAGCAGTACTACTTAATGTTTCTTTAAGTTTAGATAATTTTGAATCACCATATTGGTCAAATGTAATTTTTCTAATAGCTGTTTGAATATCATTTAAACCTGAAACAACGGCTCCTGGTACTCCTGGAGGGGAGGGAATGAATTTGGAAGCTAAAGATACTCCTATAGAAGCTATATCTAAAGTATTTATTATTGTTAATATAGCATTTAAAAAATTAGAAACACCAGTAACAGATGTTCCTATATTTTCTATTTTAACACCAATACTATTTAATTGGTTTACAATATTATTTCTTTGATTTATTATCTCTTGTAAAGTAACAGTGTTAGGACAAGCTTCTGAAGGAAGATTATATTGGATTATAAGATTATCTAAAGAAGGTTGAATAATATTAGGGATGTTTGAACCTAAATTTAATAATAATATAGGTAATCTGGCTGAACCTTTTGGTTTTAAATCATCAGGTAAAGCATTTAAAAGTACGGTTAAATCAATTCCACTCATTATAAAGTTTTGCTTATTTTAGACTTTGTTTGATTATTCAATTGAGTTTTGATTTGTAGTAATTTAGGAGCTAACTGATTAGCAGCAGGAAATACTAATGGTCCTCCTTGAGGTGTTACACTTTGTAAAGCAATAGTTAATTTATATAATTCATCTACCAAATCAGTTAATATTTTAATTGTAGAATCACCTTTTAAAATAGGTTCAGTTGCTTCTTTACCTCCTAAAGCTATAGAAGAAGCATTTATTGTAAAACTAGATTTAGTATCAAAATTAAATCCGTTAATAGCATTAAATCCTATAGAACGATTTGAACTTAATAATATATGATCTTGAGTTGAATTAAATATTAAACGTCCTGAGTTAAGAATTACTTGTTTACCTGAGTATTGTTCAGGGGAAGAAGGGGGAGTTTGATAACTGTCATAGATAGTACTAGATGCTTTTAAAGGTATTTTTTGAGTGCTAGTTAAGTAAATAGATGAGTCATCATTATTAATATTTTCTACTGTTGGTATCCATCCTTCTTCAGTTTGAGTACCTTGTCCGTTTCTAATAATAAAAATAGGATCTCCATTTGAACCAGTTATAGACCAATTGTTAGGTGTATCTTTAACAGTTGAACCAATACGAATTGAATTACCCCATCTACCTTCATAAAGCATATCACCTTCAAAAGGTAATAATGGATGAATATTAGAACGTTCTTTAAATGTTTTACCTAAAAATATTTCTGTTGATTGGTCTGTTACTCTTCTAACATTACCTACTTCTGTTTGAATATAATCTTTTTGTTGTGAAGGAGGTAAAATATTAGGAGCTGTTGGAAAAGCATTATGGTGAGGATGATTCCAAAGAGAAATTATATTAATATAATATTCAACAGTATTTGAAGATATTGTTTCAATTTCTGTATTGGGTAAAGCTATTATATAAACAATTTCATTTATTAAGGGTAAGTTTTTTAAATTACCTGTTAATGGTTTAGCTGTAGGTAATGATGGTGAGGGTAAAGGATTTATAACATCTTCATATTCAATAACACCTAAGGCATTCCACTCACCTAATTCTTTAAATCTAGGATGACTTTCATCTAAAACAATACTTAAAACTCTAACAGCTTTAATTAAATAAGACTGAACTATAGCATTATTAACATTAAAACCATTATCAAGATTAGCGTTAAGTTGTTGATTTAAAGCTGAAAAGCCATATTTGGTCATTATTTGTCTCCTTTTAATTCATTAACCGCAGCTAATAATTGTTCTTTTTCCTCATCAGAAATAGTTAAAGCACCTTCAGAAGTAGTGGTTTGCATAGCACGTTGGGCTAATGCTGCCATCTTAATTAATAAATCATCATTTTTAACGCTTATCTCCATATATTCCTTAATTAAAGGAACAACCAATGTAGCGTCACCAATATCTGAAATAAGTGGTTTTAATTCGTTAATAAGGGCTGTAACTTGTTGGTCTTTTTTCTGTTGATTGTTATAAATTTCTTCTAAAACATCAGAAAATTTTTTATTTTTAAATATTATATTATCGAATTGTGACATAAATATACAATTAGTTTCTTATAAATATGAGAACTAAAACTTTGTATATCCGTGTTCTAAATAAAATACATAACCTTGTTTAAAAATATCATATAATTGATTTGCTATTTTAGTTATTTTAGGAGTTTTAGCATCAATTATTTCACGGATATAAATGTAAAGTGCTTTTTTATTAAACACATCTAAGTGTTCTCGTTTACGGAATAACTCAAGAATAGCATCTGCTATCTGAGCGTCTTCACCTTTAGGGAATAATTCATAAATATTTTTAGTACAATAATCAGCGAAATCATCTATAAATAAAGACAAACGCTCATTATAAGGTGATTCTTCCATATCATAAGAATGGTTTTCATCTTCCTCTAAAATTTCAATAGGGGCTGTATCAATACGTTTTTTATAATTCTTCTGATTAGATAAGATTAAATAACGTTTAGCAATAGTACCAAA